AACTCCCGAATCGGTTAATGCTAAACTTTGTAAAATAGGAGAATCTCGATAATGCCAATGATGACTATTATGAAGGATGGGAATTATTCTCAACCAAGACCGAAAAAAACTCGTCAAGGCCGCTCGGCTCGAACATTACTATCCGCAACGTCTCGTAATAAAGCAAAAAAAGCATATCGGGGACAAGGAAGGTGACGAAATCAATTGATGACTATGTTAAGGAGATTGAAGTTCAAGCAAAGAAACCACTTTCGGAACAAATCAATGACCTTAAGGTCGCAGGTGCAACATTTCTTACTAAATTAGATACCTTCATTGAGCAACTCGACCAAGAAAATAAACTAAAGGGGGATTAGTCCCTCTTTTTTTATGTTAAATAGTAAAAAATATTAAAAAAATGGAAAACTCCACTAGAAAAATGTTAAGAGAGGTTAATAAAGACCATCTTACACCAAAAAAACGTGATGATTTGATACAAAGTGAAATTTTTGGAGATTTTGAAGAGGATGGACTCGATTATGAGGTCGATGCAATGACCCTAACAGAATAAGAGTAAACAATCCTTAATAAATAAACAATAATCGCTGTAATATAGTGCCTCTAGAACGGGTTAGTCAAGGATTTAAAGACATTAGCATGACATTTCAGTCTAATCCACTGAATGAAGATCTTATTGCCCTTAAAAATGCCAATGCAATTGCTCGTTCCGTTAGAAATATCGTAATGACAGTACCTGGGGAGAAGTTTTTTAACCCATCCTTTGGATCACGTATCACTGAATCTCTCTTTGAGAACATTGATGATGTCACTGCTACCATTATTATAGATGAAATACGTGAGTCTATTGATAATTTTGAACCAAGAGTAGAATTGCTCGATGTTCAAGCATTTCCAGACTATGATAATAACGGTTTTGACGTGACAATAATATATGAAATCATTGGAATAGAAATACCAGCTCAAGAATTACAATTTGTTTTGCAATCTAGTAGATAAAAATGCCATTAGCTAACTTTTCTAACTTGGATTTTGACCAAGTTAAAGATACTTTACAAGAATACCTAAAATCAAACTCGAATTTCACCGATTATGACTTCGAGGGATCTAACCTTTCGTCCATTTTAGATGTTCTGGCATACAATACCTACATTACATCTTATAATGCCAACATGATCACTAATGAAGTGTTCATTGATACTGCCACTCTAAGAGAAAACGTGGTTTCATTGGCAAGAAACATTGGTTATGTACCTCGTCCTAGACAAGCAGCAAGAGCAACTGTATCCTTCTTTGTAAATACGAGTGGAATTACACCTTCACCTGCTACTTTAACCCTTAAGAAGGGTCCTGTGGCAGCCTCATCAGCAGCATTTGGTGGACAGTCCTTTGTATTTTCAATTTTAAGTGATATTACAGTTCCAGTTTTCAACGGAATCGCAGAATTTAATGAAGTTGAAGTTTTTGAAGGTACATTACTAACACAAACATATACTTATTCTTCCAGAATTCCAAATCAGAAGTTTATTTTACCAAATGCTGGTGTAGATACTGATTTAATAACTGTTTCTGTACGTCCGAACGAAGCTTCTACAACAGAAACAAAATATAGTGTTCAAAATAGTCTTTTTGATATAAAATCTGACTCAAAAGTTTATTATTTGCAAGAAATTGAAGATGAAAGATATCAAATATTCTTTGGAGATGGGATTTTTGGAAAAGCACTCGAAGATGGTAACTTTATTACAGCAAATTACATTATTTCTGCTGGAGATTCTGCAAATGGACTAAGTTCTTTCAACTTTGCAGGTAGAATCCAATATACACGTAGTTCTTCGACCTATAATATCAGTTCTGGTATCTCTTTGATGACAACTGGACTATCTGCGTCTGGTGGAGAGTCGATTGAGTCAGTAGAATCAGTCAGAAAGTTTGCTCCACGGATTTATTCGTCACAAAACAGAGCAGTAACTTCAAATGACTACGAATCTTTAATTCCATCAAGAATTTATCCCGAAACTGAGTCAATTTCTGTCTTTGGAGGGGAAGATTTGGTTCCTCCTCAATTCGGAAAGGTTTTTATTACCATCAAACCAAAAACTGGTGACTTTTTACCTAGTCTAATCAAAGAAAAGATAAAATTGAAGTTAAAGAAGTATGCTGTTGCAGGAATTGTACCAGAAATACTTGATTTGAAGTATCTTTACCTTGAAGTTAATTCAAAAATCTATTTTAACAGTAATTTAGCTCCTTCTGCAGCATATGTATCTTCAATAGTTCAGAATAATGCTGAAAAATATGCTGATTCATCAGATATGAACAAATATGGTGCTAGATTTAAATATAGTAAGTTTTTAAATCTTATTGATCAAAGTAATGAAGCAGTGACATCCAATATTACAACTGTTTATATAAGAAGAGACATAAGAGCAGTTTTAAATGCTTTTGCAGAATATCAAATTGGTTTTGGAAATGAATTCCATATTAAGAGTATGAGTGGATATAACATTAAGTCATCTGCATTTAAAATAGCTGGAGTGATGAATGATGTTTATATTTCCGATATACCAAATACTAATAAATTGACTGGATCACTATTTTTGTTCACACTTCCTTCTATAGAATCACAATCTCCTACAATCATTAGAAGAAATGTTGGAACTGTTGATTATAAGAGTGGTATTATTACTATCAATCCTATTAATGTCCAATCTGGAATGATAAAGGATGGTCAAACAATTATTGAACTTTCGGCATGTCCTCTTTCTAATGATGTTATTGGATTGCAGGATCTTTATTTGCAACTAGATATTAGTAACAGTTCGTTTGAAACTGTTGTGGATGAAATTGCCTCTGGGTTAGATCCATCAGGTTCCAATTATATTACTTCTTCAAGTTATGCTAATGGTAATTTAGTCCGTGCAGGAGGACGTAATAGTGATTTATCCTCTACTGATGCACCTGCTGTTCCTAGCACAACTGCTGCTTCATCCTACTAAGATAGAAAAAACTATAAAATGACAACAAAAAGAGTACAGTTTAATAACATTGTCCAGAATCAGCTGCCTGGATATGTAAAGTCAGATTATCCGTTGGTTGCGGAGTTTTTAAAATCTTATTATCAAGGACAGGAATATCAGGGTGGACCAATTGACTTGGTTCAAAATATTGATCAATATGTAAAAGTAGGTAATCTTACAAATCTTACTGAATCTGTTGGGTTGGGTGCAACTGTTGGTATTGCAAGTGATGCCATTGATGTTGACATGCAGAACTTTCCAACAGGAACTTTGGGTTTCCCAGACTCCTATGGATTGTTAAAGATTAATGATGAAATTATTACATATACTGGAATAACTACTTTTGGTTTTACTGGATGTGTTAGAGGGTTTAGTGGTATTACTTCTTATAAGAGTCCTACCAATTCTGAAGAATTAGTTTTTGAGACTTCAACTGCTGATCAACATCCTAAAGGATCGACAATAGAAAACTTAAGTTGCCTTTTCCTTAAAGAATTTTTAACTAAAACAAAATATCAAATCACACCAGGATTAGAAGGAAGACAACTTACTTCCGATTTAGACCAAGAAGTTTTTATAAAACAATCAAAAGATTTCTATTTAAGTAAGGGAACTGATAGAGGTTTTGAAATCTTATTTAAAGCTTTATATAACGAAAAAGTAAACATTATAAGACCTCGTGATTTCCTTTTTACACCATCTAATGCTAACTATAAGATTACAAGAGATTTTGTAGTAGAGCCTATTACTGGCGATCCTATGAATTTGGAGTTATCTACTCTATTCCAGGATGAATATGAAGGATCTGATCTTGAGAAGGCATATGCTCCTATAACCCACATAGAAAAGATTACAGTTGGTGTTGGAGAGACTTATTATAAGTTTAGTGTAGATGCAGGATATAACAGGGACTCAAGGGTTGAGGGTGCTACTTATGGTACATTTAATACTCACCCCAGAACTAGAGTAGTTGGTGCAGTTGCTGCAGGAGCTACTACTTTTGATGTAGACTCAACAGTTGGATTTGCAACGGATGGAGAACTTCATTGGAAATATATTGATGGTACTGTAGGCGTAAGTTCATATACTTCTAAAAATTTAACCCAATTCTTTGGATTAAGTGGAATTGGTAAAACTATTAATAGTGCGGCATCGGTTGGTATTAATACTTTTGCATATGGTTCATCGGTAGTTGATCCAGATGAAACTGTTGAGGTAAGAATTACTTCCGTTATTCATAATTTGGAATATGAAAATGCAAGTTGTCTTTATGGAAGTGGTGATGATATAAAAATTAAAACTTTAGGTATTGGTAATACTGATTATAGATTAGCTAACTGGTTCTATAATGTTTCACCAACTTATAAAGTAAAGCAAATTGGATTGATTGACGTTTCAGACTGGACATACGAAGTCTTTACTGATGTTGATCATGGATTTAAAGTAGGAGATAAAGCTGTTCTTTCTCGTAGTGCTGCTTTATCAACTGCTTATCCAACTTCTACTATAAGTCAAATAACTTCATCTAAATCTTTCATTATGAAGGAGCAGGGAGAAATTGATGTTACTCGTTATTTGGAAGATAATCCTTATATAATTGAAAGAAAAATTGCAAAAGTAAATGCAGTTAACTTCCCAGAGGCTTCTGTATATTCTAGTGATGTTCAAAATGTTTATAAAGAAAGAATAGAGGATAAACTTTTAATTACATCTCCATCTATTCCATCCTATGATTCATCTTCTTTGGGTGTTAATGCTAATAGGATTATATTTAACGGAACTTTTGATGGGGATACTTTTAATATAATTGCAGATGCTACTACTCCTGTTGGAGTACCTATTTTTGACCACGGATATTATACAGGAGATGCTATTTGGTATACTCCACAGATAGTGAATGATGTCTTTATAGACTATACAAGTGGTACTAAGTTAGATAATTATGTCATTAAATCTCGATTATTTGATGAAGGTCTTTATTTTGTTAAGAGAGTAGATGCTAATAGTATCAAGGTTGCTAAAAGTAGAGCAGATCTTTATTATGGCAATTTTGTTAACTTGGATAATACTGGAACAAGTTCTGGTATTGTAACAGATAATAGAATTGAACCCTTTAGTTTTTCTGGAGAAACTTTAGAATCACAAAAACTTGTAAGGACAATTAATCCTCCAATTAATACTGGAACTGTATATGAAACTACTCCTGGTTCTATTGGTATTCTTGCAAATGGTGTAGAGATTTTAAATTACAAGTCTTATGATAAAGTTCATTATGGGCAGATAGAAAGTATAGATGTTCTTGGTGGAGGAGATGGTTATGATGTAATTAATCCTCCTATCCCTAAAATTTCAGATAATGTTGGAACTGGTGCTACAGGATTTGTTGCTGTTAAGGGATCTCTAAAAGATATCAGACTTATAGATCCTGGTTTTGCTTATGAGGGAACTCCTACAGTATCAATTACTGGTGGAAATGGAAAAGGTGCTCGTGTTGATGTAAATATGCAGCAAGTGGAGCATTCTGTTCCTTTCTTCTCAAATTCAAGTAGAGTTGGTCTTGGAACAACAGGAACTTTACCATCTACAATTGGATTCTCAACCTATCATAAATTTGCGAATGGTGAAAAGGTATTATATGTAACTGATGGGCAAAATGTTGTTGGTGGAATGACAACAAATGCAAATTATTGGGTATCTGTAGTTGGAACTGGTGGAACTGTTGTAAGACTTCATACTGGTGAAGCAGGTGCTTTGGCAGGAATTAAT